AGAGGAAGTTTAATAAAACCATTACCTCTGTTAATCATATGAACTTTAGTAATCTCACCAATCTCATCAGCAATTGAAGCACTCCAATATCCCATTGCGATATCGTGAGCTCCGCCAGATGTTTGGTTGGTTGCAATATCTCTAAATGTTTCTTCTTCAATAACAATCTGACTACCATCTTCTAATACAAGATGATCTAATTCGCCTACTGTTTGTTCATTACTGATATACTGAATATCATCATCAGTAACAATTAATTCACCATCTTCTGTAATGATGTTGTCTGGTGATGTTAGTGGTTCTAATAAGAAACCACCACCAACGACAGCAATCTTTGCACGAACATCTTTACCTTCAGTATTTGTTAGGTCGAAAAGAAGTTCTTCACCAGCCGTATATCCACTACCACCATTCTCAATAACAATCTCATCAATAGAACCAGCACCAGCAGATTCAACACGAGCAGTTGCAGCGTTGTTACCATTACCACCAGTAAGAACTACTGGATCATTGGTATCATAATATGCACCACCTAATGTGACAACTCCACCAGTAACTACACCTTTAACCGTTGCAGAGATTTGTAAATCTAATGTTGTGTCTGTTGTTGTAACAATTTCATCTGCAACAAAAGTTCCAGTAACAGAGTTTGCATCAACATTAATCTCTGCAATTAAATCTTCACCTTCTCTGAACTTTACAACGGTTGCAATAAGTGCTGTTGCACCAGATGTTGAACCAGTAAGTCTTTGTCCAATTGCTTTTGTAAAATCAGAAGTTCCTGCCTCAATGACACGAATAACTCTATCTGTAGACCATTGTCCATCAGATACACGAAGCATATTATCACGAGGATATATTATAGTTGCTTCTTCATTAAAGAGAATTCTAAAGAATAGTTTGTGTCCATCTCTAGTTCCCTTTGCAGCATACATATCCTTAATGTTCTTAATGAGTTTGCGTTTTGCAAGACCATCAGCAAGAGTGTTAGGAAGAGAATCCATAAAGGAATCTCTAAACTTATCTAAGAAGTCATAGACTGTATTATCAACATCTGCATATGCAAGAAGTTGTTGAATGTTCTGAACAGGGTTTGCACGATAAGATGCTACAGTTGTAGTTGCACCAGAAGTATTACCAGTTACCGTTTCACCAGTTTGAAATCTTTGTTGGGATGTAATGAATAGTCGTTTGTTGTCATCAAAGTCATCAACAAGAATACGAGCAGTCGCACCAGTTGTCTGTCCAGTGATTGTTTCACCAACAGTGAACTTTCCAACAGAATCTTCTAGAACAATATTTTCTTCATTCTCATCTAGAATAAAGTTTTTAGTAATTGTTTCTTCAATAACATAGTTGTTAGAACCAGTGACAGTAAGTTCACCAGCCTCTAGAAATTCATAATAGTATTTTAAGAACAGACCAAATAAAGGATTGTCGCTCTGAACAAACTCAGGCAACTGACTCTCAATATGTGGAGATACTTTATTCTTTAATGTTGGGTCATGTCCAGACATTTATTAAACCTTAATATGAGGATGAGGTTGTATAACCAGTTCCAGCAGAAGAACCACCAGATTCAATAGTATCGTTTTCACCAGTAACTCTTAGTCCTGCCAAATCAATCTCCAACAACTGATTACGAACTGGAACAATGTCATTTGAACTTGGAATAACTGTGATTGTAATACCAGCAGTTTCAGAAGATGCAGTAACATTCAAAGAGTCTAATGTAATTAAACCAGTGGTATAATCTATAGAACCAATACTTGTATCCAAGTATGTTCTTGTTGTTCCACCAACCAAACTATAGGCTCTGACATTTCCGTTACCATCATCATCCATAAAGAACTCTCCACTCTGTCCATTAATATTGAAACCAGTAGAAGAAGTAATACCACCCATCGCTGAGTTGTGTCCAGCATGAGGATGATAGAGTTGATTAGAAAACTTGAGTTCATATTTTGTTGCAGCATTTAAAGTTGGTGTAAATGTTTTCTGCATACGAACTGTTGTTATGTTTGATAAGATTGATGGGTCTGTTGCATCAATCAAACGAGATAGTTTTGAGAATCTAAAGATACCATCGAACTTTTCCAAATCAGATGCATTGTAGTTTGAGATAGTAGTTCTTATAAGAGTCTCTAAAGATGAGGAAGTCTTTGTTGTTTGATTAGAATTAAATTTAAAACTTGTGTTTAGTTTAATCTTAACTATTTCTGGATCAACAATCGTAGGACGAACAGATGCAATATTATATCTATCCAATGAAGCAGCGATAGTATCTTTCTGTGCCTGTGTTAGATTAATTCCAGAAGTTGTTTTGATTGAAACAAAGACTTGTCCAAAGATTGGAGGATCGTTATCCTCTCCACCCCAAACTTGAATTGCTTGAGTGTCTGCATAAACTTTAGGAATAATAACTTTATAGTCATCAGTAGTTACCGCACGACCTTGTGATGCAAAGTCTAAAGGTGCATTGTATTTAATTGACTGAATTGTTTCTGGTTCTGCACCACCAACAGCAGCAGATGCTGTTGCAATTGTAATATTTGTTTCTCCAGCAACAGAAGTTCCAGCAAATACTTTTGCACCATTTGCTGAACCCTTATTGGTAACGATATATTCTAGAATAACAATGTTACCATCAGTTGGAGCTTTACCAACGACATTATCTCCAAAGTATACTTCAAACTTTCCACCGTCAACTTCTTGTAGGAAGTAAACATTTGATGTTGCAGTAACTTGTGATATATCAGTTGCAAGTGTATAAGTTGTTGTAGTCAAATCAGCAGCAGAGTTTTGAACTGATACTCTAAGAGTTGTTGTGTCTGCACGATTGTCTGTAAGTAAATATTGTTTCTCAATATTAGAACTGTCTACTGTATACTTTGCGGTAACAAGAGTTCCTTCATATACAGGAAGATTAGAAAAACGAAGAACACCATTAACTGGTGTAGTAGTCACTGCATCATTAACTACGAATGCATATTGATCTCCATCAACTGTTGTTGTGAACTTAGTTCCCTTTGCGACAGTGGCAGAAAGAAGTGAAGAGTTATTAATAGTGACGTTAAGATAAGCAACAGGCGCACGAGCAGAACGAGGAGTGTAACCAAGTGTCTTTGCATGAGAGACTACTGAAGAACGAATGGTTGCAGTATCCAAGTATGCTTCGTTAAGTGCCATGTTTGCATTCATACCCAAGTAGTGAGTATTGTATGCAAGTAGATCAATGAGTGTAGATAGTGCAGAACCTTCAAAGTTATAATCTGAAAACTCTGTTTGATTTTTCATGTATGTCTTTAGGTTTGCTTTGATATCATCAAAGTCCAACTCAGTGACTTGTAATTTTGTTGCCATTTATCTTAGTCTCTCTAAAAATAAATCCAATGTCTGTTCTTCTGTTTCAGTATTTACCACATTGAATTTGATAGTTGCCTCATACGCATTCCTATCCAAGTCTGCACGAACAATAACACTAATCAGTTCTGCTCTTGGTTCAAAGTTCACAATCACATCTTCAATGTTTCTTCCAAGTCTTGCAGCAACCAAAGGTGTAACTGGTTCAAATAGAGCCGAACGAACATTCGACCCAAGTGCCGGATTAAACCCACGCTCATAAAAGTTTGTGAACACTAGGTTCTTTACACTAGTCTTCACAGCAGTAACATCTGTTACCTTTGCAATGTCACCAGTTACAGGATGTCTTGCAAAGTTGAAGTTAAAGTCTTTGAATATGACTGCACTTCTATTAGAATCATTTGTTGCTTCTGCATCTTTAAATGCTGTTGGATTTGCGGCCATCTATAATCTCCTAAATCTATTTATAACGATAATCAGAGATTGTGATAGGAACGATTTTTGATATGTTCCTCTTCAATCAATTCTTTGGATTGTCCCATATAACGAACCGCATGACGTTTCTCAATTAAATATTCATTGATTGATTTGTCAGCATAGTCTGTGGTTCTCCATAGTTCCCCAAGAATACGACCGAACTTTCCTTCTGCATCCTTATGTGTTTTGAGAACAACTCCACCCTCATCATCCAACATACCAGTTAGAAATTCCTTTGCGGCAAGTCCATACTTCTTTTCTTCTAAATCTCTTGTGCGTGATTCTGGTGTGTCGATACCGTAAAGACGAATACGTTCCTTCTTTAACCATACACCAAACCCCAAGTCAATATCTACATCAACTGTATCGCCGTCAATAATTTTTACGACTGTGCATCTATACTCATACATTTTTTATCCTCCAGCGAATACATTAGGAGAACCAGCAGCAACTGAAGTGCAACCACTAATACCATCTCCTATTCTTCCCGCTCCTTTTCCATTTACTTTTACTGTTGAAGAACCAGCAGCGATAGGTGCAGAATGGGATGGACATGGTGCAGGCGGAAGAAGATGTCCTGTGTTTACATCTCCCTGTCTACTCCAAGGTATTCCATTCACGAATACGTTTGGACTTCCCACTGCTCTTGTCATACCAGAACAATGTGCTACGTCTGCGTCACCAACTCTAGTTGCTGCAGGCATTACATCCGCTCCCTCTTCATTAGTTCTTTTAGTTTATCGTTATATGATTCCATTAACTCATGCTGTTCTTCTGTATGAGGTTCTGGAATAACTTCTGGTTCAAATCTTATGAGGTTGTCAAAGGACATAGGTATGTCATCATAGTTATGAAACTCCATATAGTTGACACCATCTTTAATCAGAAACAATCCCTTCATTAGTTCAAGTCAATCCTTGCAGCGTCTACATCCAAGTTACCACTGATAGCAGTAGTCTGATTTGCACCATATGTTTCCGTAACATCTTTGGTAACTGTTTCAGTCTTTGCATCTTGATATGTTTCCGTAACACTATTAGATACTGTTTCCGATCTTTTGCCTGTTACAGAGATTGTATGTGAGTGTTCACCATTTTCTGTTCCGTATGTTTCCGT